CACCCCTTTAGCTTGGGCCTCCAAAGATCCTGAAAATCAATGGAAGAGCTGGGTCGCTAGCCCATCTGCATAGTTTTAGAACTTTGCGGAGTTCTCCAGTTTAGGCTCGTGGAAAGAGCTCAGTTTAAACTCATGATTGGAGTCCCGTGTCCCGGGGCGGGGAGCGTTATAGTGGCTCGACACTCAACCAAACAAGGAGGAGGAAGATTTCGGTGGCTTGTAACCGTGTTCTTTGGCATGGGCTTTTGCTACCGTCTTCCCTTGTGAATTCTTGAGACGTTCATATTCCCTCCTTTGCTCTCTTGTGGCCTCAGGCAAAGCCTGGAGGTTGCCACCTCTCAAAGAACCACCGCTCAGGGAACCGCCCTGTAAAGTGCTGGTCTCGGAACGAGCCGGACTTACAGAACGGGGAGGGCTGTCAGCGACCCTCGGAAGAGAGGGGCGAGAACCCAAATTGCCCCTGAGGGAGCCACCGCGTAATGATCCGCTAAGAGAAGCAGTGTCAGTGGCTCCAAGAACAGGAACTTCGGTGTTCGTGGGGGGAGGTGAGGCTGAACGTGAAGCGTTAGCCATGAGAGCTCTCCGGACCTTATCCGCCTGTCTTAAAGTGTCGGCATGAGTCGGGACTAGAGACGGGGGGGGTGGAGGAGCATAAATCGGAGATTCACGCAAAACCTCTTCCACCACAGGTTTATCTCGCTGGTTGTTAAGCCAGTTGAGTACCTTTGGGTCCGGATTATCCACGATTTTGGGCGTGGGTTCTTTGGTTGCTGGGTTGTCCGGTCCCAGTGCCGGGTTCGGGGCTGGAGGCATACTCTCCGTCCCTTCGTTAGTCGGTTGTTCAGGTGCCTCCGGGGTGTAAACCTCAGAAGGGGCGCTCACCTGAGTCGGCAAACGAGCACTCATTGCAGTAGTCTTATCCCATTTTGATCTACTATACGCTCCGTCATTCACCTCGTCTATCGCTACAGAGATTGAACCCCATTCCAGGATTTTATCAGTGAAGTTAGCGTAAGACACCACAAAATTGAAATGATCACTCTTTTCAATGGGTGGGGCCTCTAAGCCAAAATAGCCTTGTTGAGGCACCTCAAGGTGAAATGAACAAGAAAAATCTCTCTCGACCAATTGGTCGGTAAAAGATCCACCATTGACTTTCATGTCCGGATGACCAGGAACATTAGAGTCAGATGTTCTATAATTAGAGATTGTACACCCACTATATGCGTATGCTCGCCAACCCGCGAGATTTGCATTGTCACAGAGAAACCCGCTCATCTTGCCGTCGTTCGTGCCTCCTTTGGCTTTAACTGCCTTAAAGCCCTCACATTGTATAAACACGGAGTATTTGCCTTTATCCACTGGAAAGAGGACAAAGGGTATGGCACGTTCTCGATTGTTAACGCGATATCCGGCTGACAGTTGCTCAATGCTCCACGATTCGTCTTTCCAAAGATACATGGTCACATTTTCGAGCGGACCCACATCTAGATATTCAGAGTTTCCTCTTGTTTTCACGATGTTGTTCGGCACTCCTTGGTATCCAAAATACTTGGGAGCCGGTGCCGGGGTCGGAGCGGGTGGGGTTGGTGTTGGGGTGGGTGTTGGGGGAGCGTCGCCTACCTATTTGGGATTCTGGAAAAGGCATTCAAATCGGCAGACGAATTGTCCTGCTAGGCTCGAGTCTCCATTCCCTTTGTACAGCAACCAAAACTGGTCAGCTGACGTAGTCATGAAATCTTTCCCCCTGATGAAGGGGGCCGGGAAGACTTTCTTGGCGTTCCTCTTGACGGGGAAGCTAGTAATCTTGGAGCCTGTTGTTGTTTGGGAGCAGGATGTATCCACTTCAAGTGCGATTGCACCTGGAGTTGCGTCGGAGGAGCATGAGTTATACTGAATAGTGAGACTTGTGATTTTATACTCATGGTAGGCTTTGAGTAAGCCATTGTTGAACGCTGCGTACTGAGATAAGTTCGGTCCGAATTTGAGGATCCCGGTTGAGTTGGCTTTGAGATCGTCAACCGTGAAAGTGAGAACATCCCGGTTGCTTCTTCCTCCCGGTCCTCGCACAGCGTTTCCTCCAACACGTGCTCTACGTCGTCGTACTCGTCTAGGTCCTGGGGGAGCCCGGACCACGACCACTGGCCGAGTCTGTCTACGACGGTTAGCGCGTCTTCTGACATTCCTTCGTGAGCGGTTAGCGCCCGTATTCATTCACTATCGCTCGGATGTGTGCACTGATTTTGAGGAATATCAGGTAAGCCGCTATGATCACTAGGGGGATTGCGATGAGAACACCGATGAGAACTCCCGCTAGAAGTTTGTAATCCAGAATCGCGCGGCTTATCTATAGGACTTCCCGTTCCACTCTTGCAACCTATGTGGTGGCTCGGGATGCCCCTCCGTATTTATTTTGTGGCGGCGCCAGGGACCAGCCACTCATGGAGGGTAGCAACTAGCTGTGGATCATGGCGAAGCTCATTGAGAACAGAAGCCACAGCTTGGAGGTAATTGCACAATACCTCCGCGTTGCCACAGGCCGGATTATATCCAAAGATCAAACGATAAAGCATTTTGTTTACGTTCAACGGCCTGGCGAGGTCCTCCTGCTCAAAGACGTGTGAGCAAAATTCTAGCTGTGAGGCAACCTCGACTTTGAACCCCAACTTTTGATACGCGTTGATGTTGGAGTTTGGAGACTCAAGTGCATCGTCTCCCATGGCTATCGCCCAATCTGCGCCGCAATGAAAAGCGGCCATTACTCGAATCCTGGAATTGGATGAACTCGTGTTGTAAGATCCAGATTTTTGCACTCCAGGATGAGTTTGGGCGTACAAGACACCGCCGGATGTGCAAATCACAGAGTTTGTGATGCACTTCAACCAGCACGCCCTGAGGCGGCGGGTTAGCTCGTTGTTGTTGATTGTGAGAAGATTTCTCACTTCCATGTCGTCTTCGAGCATCCAGTCGGCGACTGACCAGTCAAAACCGGAACAGTCGGTGGGTACGATCTTGTTCCTCCAGCCATGAATGACTTCTGC